GCCGTAGACAAGCGGGAGAAGATGTTCACGGCGTCGAACCTGAACAGCCTCTATTCCCGTTTCGACCAGAAATGCCACCGGGTGCTCAACGGCAAAAGCCCGTTGTTTGCCGACTCCGCATCCGGTGCATGGGAGGGGAAATACCCATACGGAGTTTGGTACGTCTACCGCAACGATCCGGACACCTGCAAACGCCTCAGAGCCGACAATGCAGTCGGGCCAGACTACATCCCCGGTATCGGCACCGACTGGCGGGACAACCACAATCAGGTGCAGACACAGGTCGAGCTGTCGAAGCTCGAGACCAAGCACATCGACGTGCAGGGCGGTCAGGCCTACGTCGACCACTGGGTGGCCGGTGGCGACCCGTTCACTTGTGACGTCGCCGATATCCACTACAGCTTCGAGCTGCTGAAGCGCGAGGTGGCCGGCATCCAGTACGACGTGCATCTCGGGTGGGATCCGCCGTCGACCTCGGGCCTGACGTCCTATGTCCGCGGAAGCCTCGGCGCCGGCATTGACCCGACACTGCCTCCTGGGCGAATCCACAAGCACCGGCTGGCGGTGGCCGAGATTGCGCTCGAGGGCATCTACGAGTTCCGCATCCTGCGCACATACCAGCGCTACGATTGCTGGCGGGTGCACAACTGCGGCACTAGGACGGCCGTGGTGCTCTTGCAACTGCCCGATGGCAGCGCAGACCGCCAGTTCGTTTCCGCGGGCTCCTGCAGGGCTTTCCGGCGCAGGCCTGACGGCACCTGGGCGGTGACCTTCCCGGGAGGAACCTTCTGCCGCTACTTCTTCCCGTACTTGACCGGCGACATCCCGTTCCTCGCCGAGGGGCCGCCGTCATGGTCCGACACCGCCACCCAGTCGGAGTTCCTGAGCCTTGAGCGATCCGCCCAGGCCAACAACGTGGCCAACCCGTTCATCCTGTTCGAGTGGCGCCGGGTGATGACCGCGGTACATGACCCATTCATTCCATATGATATCCGCCAAGTTTACTCGGGTGTTTATGCAGACCCAACCGATGCCAACACCAAAATTGGGGACTCGGTATTTACATGGGGCCGTGCTCGGGTGACCTACAGCAACGCAGCCGGCGACGTCATCGTCGATCAGATCAGGATCTTCCCGGATGTATCAAGTCTGCCAGATCGACTCCGTGATCTCGGCATTGAAGTCACAGTTACAGCAAACGCACTGCAATTAACAACTCAACGCGGAGAGATTAGAATCTATCCGATAGATGCAAACATTTTTACAACAACATTTGATCCATTTTGGGCAATAGATGGAAACCTAAAAACCATCTCAACGGTTTATCCGGTGCAATACAGCTTCGAGGTGGTGCCGATCAATGGAACAGGGTTTTTAGGTTGGGCGGCCGGAAACGAGCCGACCATCTTTGACACAATGCGTGATCTCCGGAGGAAAATCGCCGTCGAGGCTGGATTCCTAAACACTTACACAGACGTTGTGGACATCGTAGAGGAGAAGGTTTCGGTGATTACGATGACGCCGCTCGGTCTTATGTGCCGCGCAGCAACAGCTGGAGGAATCGGTGGAAGCACGCTGAATAATTTTGAGGCTCTGGCAGATAACCAAAGCCTCTACATCGCAGACCGCCCAATCGGGTTTGGAGCTGGGCCTTGGTTTAATACTCGCTACACTTCAGGAACGAAGATTTTTTACCTACAGGTTCCTGGAACGCCTGTTGCGCAACAATGGGCCAACGTTGTGCCAACATACAGCAACGTTCCGACGCCCTATGTGCCCGCCGTCAACGCAGCTTTCATCCCACCTGGTGGACCTTGGGGTTTCTCGAGCTCGGTCTATGACTTTGAGCAGGTAAGAGCGTATGGCATCGATATGTCAAACGTCGATGACAGGCCGTGGGGCGCCGACTTCTGGCTGAACAAGTGGGGCGGCCCAGGAGGCATCGACGCCTCGGTGCGGATCCCAGGCAGCCCGAACAGAACGCAGCAGTACGCCTACATACCCGAAGCAGCAAATAGCTCGTTCGTCGAGCTAGTGCCGGCAGAGCGCGATGACATCTTCAAGGACGGCCGCGGCGCCTCGTTCGCCTCAACGGTGCCGTTCAAATCGTCGACTTATTCGCCGCCGTACCGAGATAACATGACGCACATCTGCTGGACAGGTGGCGTTGATCAGTTCAGGTTCAATTTGCCATACAATGAGGTTGAAAACCCATATCTTCCTGGAGGAGGCCCGTTCTTCCACAAAATCCCGAAGAGCCCATGGCTCTGGAACCTTCTGGAATGGTCGGTGCGGGCCTGGACGAGGGCCGTGCCGCTGTGCTTGGGGATGTCATCGTGTCCACTGTACGATGCCACCGGATCATCCCGGGTGCTCGGTGTGCTGACCATCGGCATGGTGCTGCTGGGGACGTCCGGGCGTGAATCTGGAGGCACGATCCCGTCGTTCTACATCTCCGAGCAGGCCTACGATCTCCTGATCGCAAATGGCGTGGTCTGCTACCGTGACCAGGATGCCGGCGGGAACGATTACTGGTATGTGCCCGCGGTGAACCTCGCCACATATTCCGACAGCCAGGGCTTCACCGCGTGGAACTTCGACACCGAGAACGGCCAGCCGAATGAGGCCGTGCCTGTGGCCGCCACCGGCTTTGACACCCTCCGCAACTTCAGCGACGGTGAGCGGCGCCAAGTCTCGAGCTACTTCGACACCAACACGTCCACCCAACGCTACGAAACCATCCGGTACGTCGACCTGCGACTGCCGAATGAGCTGGCATCCTGACTTTTCGACCCTCGTTTGACCCCTGCAAACATTGGGTTTTCTGCAAAAAGAGGGAAAAATAGTGAAAAAGTGTTGCAAGTGTTTGGGTGATGGTGCAGATTGATCCCGTCAACGAGATCAAGCATGAGTACCTCCCACCACCCCATTGCGGGCTCCAAGTTCTCCACCGCCACCTTGCGCCGTCTGGCCAAGAAGAATCTCTTCCTGGTCAGCGCCACCTGGATCACGGGTGCCGATGGCAGCTACGCCAACGGCGAGACCGCCTTCCTTGTCAGCGACGGCCGAATGCTGACGGTGCTTGAAGTTCTCAAGGCGGCAAACTGACTTTCGGGGCATGGCGGTGCCCATCAAACCGCCCATCCCGCCGGTGAGGAAGTCCGGCACCAGGGGCGCGACTGGTTCAAAAACGCGCAACACTCTCCAAACCATGACCACCATCTCCAACCTCATCAGCGCCCTGATCATCGTTGAGTCATCCGGCAACGACATGGCAATCGGCGACAACGGACGCGCCCTAGGCCCCCTGCAGATCCACCGCGGTGTGGTTCTGGACGTGAACCGGATCACCGGCAGCCACTACCGGCACCAGGACATGACCAACAGGGCGCAGGCTCGGGCAGTCTGCGAGGCCTACCTCAAGCACTACGGCAAGGGCTGCACGACCGAGCAGCTCGCCCGTCGTTGGAATGGTGGCCCGTCTGGGGACCGGAAGGCAGCCACAGAGACATATTGGAACAAAGTTAAAAAACAAATAAACAATAACACAAAATGAATCAACACACAGCAATCGAAACGATAACTCCGCGCATCGCCAGCTCATATCTTGAGTTAAACATCAACAACAGGCCTTTGAGAAAGAGTCATATCAGCCTGCTTGCATTGGATATGGTTAATGGAGACTGGCAGGTTACGCATCAAGGAATAGCATTCGACACCAATGGTGTATTGATTGACGGACAGCATAGGTTACACGCCATCATTGAAGCTGGCGTTCCGATTCAAATGTCTGTGACAAGAGGATGCTCTGCTTCTTCCTTCTCAATACTTGACCGCGGCGCAAACCGAAGCCCGTCAGACATACTCGGATGGCCAAAGAAAATCACCGAGGTGATAACACTTGCTCTAAGAATCGCATACGGCACCAATCCGACTGTCAGTCGCATCAGGCAAATGGAAGGTTCGAGCCTGATTGAAAACTGCCAGATTTTACTCGAGCACTGCCCGACGTGCAGGTCAACCATCAGCACTTCAGGAGTAAAGCTGGCTGCGTGTGTTCAAATGACATTGCAAGGAGAGCATCAGTTTGTGATATCTCAGTACAAGGCGCTGCTTTTTGAACAATACAGCGACATGACAAAATGCTGCCAGTCGTTTAACAGGCAATCGAGGGACAAGCAAGTTTCTAGAGAGGAGTTGTACTGCCGAGCAATGTTTGCTTTCGATAGTTTTGAGAGCAACACACCACACATACGGTTAACAGATGATGTTGTAATGGAAAAAAACGAAATTGTCCGGAGAATCGTGAAACGTCATATTGGGAATGAAAACTAAAACCATCAACGTGACCGCAGACATCCACAAACTGCTCCGCGACTACTGCAAGGCTGCAGGCCTGAAGGTCGGTGCCGTCACCGAGCAGGCCATCCGGGCATGGCTGACCAGGAGGAGCCGATGAAACGCATCCTTGCAATTGACCCAGGCCTGTCCGGCGGCCTGGCGCACTACGGCCCCAGCGGTGTGACGCTGGACGCCATGCCGACCACCGATGCCGATGTGCGCGACCTGGTGCTCGACAGGCTGGGCGTAAGCGACGTGGTGTTCATCGAAAAGGTAGGAGGCTATGTGGGCGGCAAAGGCGCCCCGGGGTCGGCCATGTTCAATTTCGGGCGCAACGTGGGCTTCCTGCACGGCCTGATCAGCAGCCGAAAGATCCGCACCATTGAGGTGCCGCCACAGACGTGGCAGAAGACGATTCAGGCAGGAACCAAGGCCACGCACGGCGACCGCTGGAAGGCGCACCTGAAGCAGATCGCGCAGCAACGGCAGCCGAGGCTAACGATCACACTGAAGACCGCGGATGCCGTGTTGATCCTAGAGCACGCGATGCTGGTGGAGGGACTGAAATGAGCGAGCAACGAATCAACGACGGAGGACCGGCGTTTCCGGTCGAATGTTTGAGCATTGGAATGACCCTTCGCGACTACTTCGCGGCGGCGGCTTTGCAGGGCAATCTAGCAGGACAATCAATTGATGTTGGATATTACGACGGCAAAGATGCATGGAATAAAGCGGCTAAAGATGCATACGCAGTAGCCGACGCGATGCTCAAAGCGAGGGAGGGCAAATGATCAGCGAACTTGAAGCGGCCAATGAGCGCATCCACCTACTCATCGCAGAGCGCGACACGGCCCGACTGCAAGCCGATCAGAATTACAAGCTCCGCGAGGAGTTCCGCGAACTGCTAGGAACCGATGATGTCGAGCAGGGAGTGGCTGCGGTGCGTGAGATGCAACAGCGCATCTCAAAGCTGAACGACTACGTTGCCGCGCTTGAAACAGCGGGTGACTTGATGGCCAACGAACTCAGCTATGGATATGACGTTGATATGTGGAACCAAGCCAAGGAGGCCAAGCCGTGAGCGACTCAGATTTATCGCCAATCATGTTTTTGGTGGTTGTTTGCTGCTGCGTAGCCACCGCCACACTTATCGCTTTAGCTCGCGGTGAGAATCTTGTGAGAGAAGAAGCGGTTGCCTCTGGACACGCTGAATGGGTGGCCGACAAGAGCGGAAAGCCGCAGTTCAAATGGAAGGAGGCCAAGCCGTGAGAACCTCAACCGAAACACTGATCGCAGCCATGCGGATATTGTCTCAGGATATTCAATCCGAGGACGGCGCCGCCAACGCGGCAGTCGCTGAAGCAGGGGAGCGACTAGCGGAGCAGCATATGCGCATCAAACAATGGCACGACGCTCTTACGCCGCTCATGCCGAGCGACTTCAAGTGCTGGCATCAGAACAATCCAAGCGAATGGCCTGAAGTGACTGCACGGGTCATCGCATCGCAGCGTGAGCGCATCACCCAACTAGAGCAGGAAAACGACGCTCTCCGAGCCGATCTGCTGCTGTGGGATGAGAAGGAGGTGAAGCCGTGAGCCATCATGTTCGTAACGCCAACAAAAAGGTCGGAAGCAAAACCCCGCGCACAGACCGGCAGCCGACAGTCACGGTTGCGTTCCAGCAGTTCGTGAAGATCGGATTCGCAAGACAACTGGAGCGGCAACTGGTGGGTGCGAACAAGCGGATCGTCGAGCTGGAGAAGGAGAACGAACGCATCCACAGATTGGAACGTGCCGGCGATATGCTGTGCGCTGCTGCCGCCTTCCTAGGCTGGCATGGTGAGATTGAGCAATGGAACAAGGTGAAGGGGCAGAAGCCGTGAACGTCCCCATCGGACCTGCCGCATACGTCTTCAAGCACAAGAGAACCGGACAAGTCGTCGTCGTTCCTAGCGAACAATGGAATGAGTATTGGTTCCATAAGGACTGGGAACACACGGCCAGCCTCAACGCCTGTGGCGCAATC